TAAGAGTTGGATAACTTCTACTTATGTCGTATGGAAACTACGGATGAATCCACAACTGAAGTTCCTTGTTGTTTCCGCTAGTAAAGATAGAGCAGACAACTTCAGTACATTCACTATGCGTCTTATCAATGAGATGCCAATATTAGCTCCGTTGCGTCCAGAAGACTCTCAGAGGAACTCAAAGATAAGTTTTGATGTTGGGCCTGCATCTGCTGATCATGCCCCTTCAGTAAAGTCACAGGGTGTCTTAGGACAGATGGCTGGTAGTAGAGCAGATGAAGTAATTGCTGATGATGTAGAAGTACCAAATAACAGCTTTACTCAACCAATGAGAGACAAACTATCTGAGGCTGTAAAAGAATTTGATGCAATACTGAAACCTAACGGTAAAATTACCTTTCTAGGTACTCCACAAACAGAACAATCTCTATACCTAACCCTTGAAGAAAGAGGATATACGACTCGTATATGGACTGCACGTTATCCAGAACTAAAAAACAATTACGGTGATAGGTTGGCTCCTAAGTTAGCTCAAAGGCTATCAGAAGAGCTTGTAAAGCCTAAAGATCCTGTTGACCCAGAAAGATTCTCATCAATAGATCTCATGGAACGTGAAGCCTCCTATGGACGTTCTGGGTTCTCTCTACAGTTCATGCTAGACACTAGCCTTAGTGATCAAGACAGATACCCTCTAAAACTATCAGACCTCATCATCAGCAGTGTTAATCCTGATCATGCACCAGAAAAAGTAATTTGGTCATCATCTCCTGAGTACGTCATCAAAGAATTACCTTGTGTTGGCTTTAATGGAGATCATTTTTACAGACCTGCACAGCAATTCGGTGATTGGATTGAATATACAGGCTCTGTTATGTTCATTGACCCCTCTGGTAAAGGACGTGACGCAACAGGATACGCTGTAGTAAAGATGTTAAACGGTAATCTATACGTCCCAGACGCTGGTGGTCTTAACGGTGGTTACAGTGACGCAGTATTAACAACATTATCCAAAATAGCTAAGACAAATAAAGTTAATACAATCCTTGTTGAATCAAATATGGGTGGTGGTATGTTTGCTGAACTCCTAAAACCTTTCCTTCTCCGTTACCACCCCTGTGAAGTACAAGACGTTCGCAACACAAAGACTAAAGAACTACGCATAATAGATACCCTAGAGCCTGTTATGAACTCTCACAGGCTTATATTCGACCGTAAAGTTGTAGAAAAAGACTATAGATCTAACCCTAACGAAGCTCCAGAACGTAAATTAAAACTTCAACTCTTCTATCAGATGTCTCGCATAACTAAACATAGAGGTTCTCTAGTTCACGATGACATCCTTGACGCTCTATCAGGAGCAGTTGCCTACTGGACTGAATATATGAACCAGGATGAAGACCGTAACATCAGATCCCGCAAAGATGAATTACTTAGAGTTCACTTAGATAACTGGGGTTCTTATCTAAACAACACCGTCACTCAAACTGCTCTAGGAATGACTCCCACACAGATAAGTAATTCTAATGGTAATACCGATGGATTTATAAGTAACACTTATTAGGTACTACTTGTAGATAAATAACACCCTTTTTTATGAAAGGGGGGGACTATAGGGGGGGATAGCGACCATAGATTCCTTAAGTAATAAAAGATTTAAAATAAGCAGATGATAGATAACCAAATAATCATATAAGCAGATATTAGTTGTTAAT